CCCACTGACCTAGTAGCTGAACGTATTCTGAATTGACTTCAACCTTAGCAGCCGATAGACTAGCAAAGATAAAATAGCCAGTCAGAATGGCAATGAGCGTCATGGGGCGGATGTTTTTAGCCAACCAAGAGTCGCTTGCGGTATCAGCTTGGAGCCGTTTGGTGAGCTCTTGGGCCTCAGTAATGTCAGCTTGGATGTCAGCCAGTTTGCCCTCTTGAGCCAGTTTGGTGAGCTCAATTTGGGCTTGTGCCTTTTGGGCTGGGTCAGGAATCACCTTGTCGATGATCTTTAAACCAGCGCTGACAATGTCGTCTATGCCAAACATTAGTGTATCTTAGTTACAATCGCAATTAAGGTGACCATAATAAACCCAGCAGAACCAATGAGAATCTGCTCTAAACGTTTTAGTCTAGCGCAGATTGCCTCATAGCGGACTTCACAGATTTGCTCGTGGGCAGATAGAGCTGCCTCGTTTTTATCAATTAGTTCGGACATGTTTTAATATTTACCTTCTGCGAATACGTTTACAAATACTGTGTTATCTTCTAGTGCTTCAATTTCATGCCACTCACCAGCTGGTAGATTAAGTGGTTGGGAGTTTTTATTGATTGTATAACTACGACCTTCAAGACTTACCAAACAAGAACCATTGTGACAGATAGTTGCGTGTGAAAAAGTATGTTCGTGTTTAGGCAAACCTTCACCCTTATCTGCGTGGTACACATTAAGCTGCGCACCATCGTAAGTAAAACTATGTGCTAAATTGGCTTGTTGTACCATTTTCTTTTTCTGTTTTAACAGGTTTCCATTTGCCTGTGTAGTTTACTACATCGTTTAAGTAACGCACTTGCATTTCCATTGTCCCATCTTGTTTTTGAAACATGCGAAACTGTGGAGTAGAATTTGGATAAATTCTATCAGTGTAATATTCCATTATGCAGATTGGGTTCCAATGGTAGATGGCTGCGATTGATTTTCTGGAGCAACATAAGAAGAAATTTTACCAAATTCTCCAGCTTTTGCACGATTATAAATATCTACACCGTGCAGTTCTGTATCATAGCTTGTAGCACCAAAAGGCATTGATTCAGAAAATTCTGCAAACTTAACTTGAAGTTCAATAGCAGTCCCTTCGGCATTTACGTATTTTGGATTTGTTGCTGATTCTAAAGTAAACATAATTTTTCCTTATTAAGAAATTCTACACCATAAAGTACCCCAAGATGTAGGACCGCATGGGTCATAAGCTGCTTGATATGCCATACACCGCCAAGTTCCAGATAATGCACCACTTTTACTAAATAGTCTTGTAGGACCGGAATTATCACCACCCATAGAACCACCATCTTTACTCAAACTAAAATAATACAAACTGCTTCCAGCCACTGTTGAGCCAGCAGTATAAGTTGTTTGGTTATTTCCACCAGCTAATGTATAAGCGCCAACAGCTCCAGCGGTAGTTGAAGCGCCAGCGCCAGAGTATCCAGAGTAACCCGATGTACCAGCTGATCCGTTTGAGCCTGTTGCGCCAGAATATCCTGATGTACCTGTTGCACCAGAATAGCCTGATATACCAGATGCGCCGTTAGATCCGTTAGTACCGCTGTAACCACTGTAGCCAGAGTAGCCAACAGCGCTAACATACACGTTAGCTGAGCCGTTAGATGCTAGGACGTAACCGCTAGTGCCGACTGCGGATAAACCAGTTCCGCCGCCAGCAACTTGCAGTACGCCAGAGGAGTTAACTTGGGGTGTAAGTTGCCCTACGTTATTTGCTTGTGTCATTTAAAACTTCCTTTTTAAAATTCTGTCCGTCCAGTTAGAATATATCTATTATTACTTAAAGGTTGGTGTGGGTAAAACTTGCAGTCTTTATTTTACTTTAAATGATTATGAAAAGGACATTTTTTAAATTGTTCTTTTCTTTTTTGCATGTTACGGTAATTTCCTAAAAAAGTAATGCGAGTTTGGTTGCTCCTAATTCTATTCATTTCTTCATAAGTTACAAGATGCCTAACAATTTCTACTTTTCTATCAGACATAGGAGTTAAATGCGCCATAGTTTGCCCTTGATTTATTAAAATAGTTTGTTCTTTTTCTAAACTAACCATAATATTAAATTGAGCGCTATGCTGATCTTTATAAGACAAAACACCTGGCAAACAAACTACATCATTACTTGATGGGTAGTTGTAAGTAGGATGACTCCATACCCAATTTATTCCTTCTTTTTCTTTAAGTAACCAAGGAGATTCTATTTTCATGTGTCCGTAAGTACTTAAAAAACCAGTGGCTTGTTTTGCAACATCATGAAATACTATATTTGTAGCATTATCTGAAGTTTGCCAGCTATATTGTCTTTTGTTTCCATCGGCTTTTACATTTATAGCAATGTCTGTCCAAAGAGGGATTGCTAAACTATATTTATAGTAATCAACAATACCGTTACATCTTTTGGTTGTGCCTCTATCAATAAAACCTTCTACATAAGAAACAGGTAAATCTTTCCACCATTCTGGTGTATGTTTTACAGCAAAATCAATTGGGGCTGTTTTAAGAATGTATTCTTCAGCAGTAAAACAATCTAAAACTATTTTCTTTTGTGGAAATTTAAATAACATTTAAAATTCTGTCCATCCAGTAACAATATACTTATCATTACTTATTGGCGGATTGCCCCTATGAGTATGAGTAAAAGATGCTGGCCAAATAACTAAAGTGCCTTGTTTTGGCTTTACTCTTTTGTGTTGGTATAAAAATTCTGTTTCGCCGCCTTCTTCAACATCGTTTAAGTATACCATCCAAGTCATTAATCTGTGGCACATTTCTCTATTACAAGACTCATAATGCCAAATATGATAGCCACCACCAATAGGAGTTTTTTGTATTTTAAAAGAATAATTTTGATGTTTACCAGAATCTTTTAATACGGCAAAACTAGGAGCGTATTGTTCGTTATATATTTTCCAAAAAGTATTATTAAATTCTGTATACATGTCACCAGTGCCATGTAAATTTATTGATTCTTCTGCATGACCATAATAAGCATCGTCATCCTTACTTATTTTATCAACGCCTTCTGCTTGATTGCGATTTTGTGTAAATCCATTTGATTTCATAGAATCAAAGTATTTAATAGTACGCTCACAATATTCTTTAGAAAAAGCGTTTTCATAAATACCTATAAACTGGGTCACTTGTTTTTACCCTCTGCAAAAATGTTTGCAAACACAGTATTATCTTCAAGCGCCTCAATTTCATGCCATTGACCAGCGGGAAGATTTAATGGTGTAGAATTTTTATCTATTGTGTAACTACGACCTTCAAGAGAAACTAAACAAGAACCGCTGTTACAAACCATAGCATGAGAATATTCATGGTCGTGTTTTTCTAAACCACCATTTTTATTTGCATGATAAATTCTAACTACTGCACCGCCATAAGTAAAATCTTGGGCAAGCACCGCTGGTCCGCTTATCATGCCGATGTTGTTCCAGTTGAACTAGGTTGATTAGGCGCAGGGTTTGTTGGAACAGTTGGAACATAAACAGGTTGTAATTGATTGGTTATTACAAACGTACCGTCCCAAGTAAACCCAATTCCACCAGCACCCACAACTTCTATTAAAACAGAAGGTTTTGTTTCAGTTGGGGCGCTCCATACCATAGCAGGTGTTGTTGCTTGAATTAAAGCAATAGAACCATTGGGTGGTGTCCAAACATTTGTATCGCCGTTCCATACAACAATATTAGTTACAATATTGTTTTCAATAATTAAATAATTTTGATCTATAAATGCTTGCATAATATTTTTCCTTACCATTCAATCCAAATAATACCAGCAGTACCAGCAGTAGGTTGGGTTGTGTTTGGACCAGAAGAAGAACCAGGATTTCCCCCAGCACCAATTGTTACGGCAACTGTACCACCAGGTGTTAGTCCTGTTACATAAGCAACAGATGTTCCACCAGTTTGACCAGCACCACCTTGTCTATAACCACCACAACACCAAGATACATCACCACCGCTACCGCCACCACCTCTATTACCAGGAAGACCTTGATATAGTGGGACATTAGTTGCAATTGCGTTGCCTGAAACAGTTGCTGCAGGACCACCAGATTGACCAGGCGAGTTGCCAACATAACCATAGCCACCGCCGTTAGAAACTAAGTAAGTGCTAAATTGTGAAGTGCCGCCGTTATTGCCTCTGCTTGCTCCATTATTTTGTGCTGCTCCACTTCCACCGCCACCGCCACCAATACAATGAACTTTAATAGCAGTAATACCGGTCGGAACCGTAAATGTTCCACTTGAATTAAATACTTGACCTAAAATACCTGGAACACCACCAGCAGATGATCCGCTATAACCAGAAAATCCTGATGCGCCAGTTGCACCAGAATATCCAGATATACCAGAACCACTATAGCCCGATGTGCCAGATGCTCCAGCAGAACCGTTAGTACCGCTGTAGCCTGATGTACCAGAAGCTCCGTTAGTACCACTGTAACCACTAAAACCAGAGTAACCTGATGTGCCAACTACTGAGCTGGAAACAAACGATTGTACTTGAATTAAGTCACCAGTAACAGCTCCAGTAGCTAACGTGATCGATGTGCCGTTAGTAGCAGTGTAATCAGTTAAACCTAACTTAACACCGTTGCGGTATACACCTTGCAACAATGTTGGGCTGTAAGTAACGGTAAACACAGTCTGACCAGAAGTTGCCGTAAAGTCTGTAGTCGAT